TCAAGGAGATCATGAACAAGAACGGAGTTTCAGACGAAGAGCTCAGAGCAATTGTCGCGGACAAAGGACTCTACCCGTTCACCACTCTGATCAGTGAATATGATCCCGACTTCATTGATTATCTGATCGAAAACTTTAACAAAATATACAGAGCAATCGTAGCCAAGAGAGACCCGCTGGGTTGATGAGAGGAGAAAGATAAACATGGCAAACAGCAAATACACAATGGAATTCGATGTCGAAGAACAGGAATATGTTCTGCTGACTCCGGGCGAATATGAATTCACAGTCGACTCTGTCGAATACGGCGACTATAACGGATCTTCCAAGATTCCGCCCTGCGGAATGGTCACTGTCAGTCTACATGTCGATGCAGAACAGGGCAGAGCATTCCTGAAGAATAATTTCTACATCTGCCGTGAGTGTGCAGGACTGATTGCAGCCTTCTACAAGTCCATCGGTCTTCTGAAAGACGGACAAAAGAAATTCACTCCCGACTGGGATTCAATCAAGGGCATGACAGGCATCGTAAAGACTTCACAGCGCGAATACAACGGCAACATGTACAACAATGTCGACCGCTTCATGGCTCCGAGAAAAGCACCTGCACAGGCTCCTGTTAAGCCCGCCAAGAAGAATAACTGGGGCGACACTGAATGGTAATCCGGTTCGTCATACCAGGCGAACCGAAAGGCAAGGGACGGCCTAGATTAGGCCGTTCCGGCCATGCCTATACTCCACACGACACAGCCGTATATGAGAATCTGGTCAAGGTCTGCTTCAAGGATGATAATCCATCTTTTGAACCGATCGCACCGGATGTGGGCATTACGGTTCGCATCACAGCCTATTACGGTATACCAAAATCAACGTCAAAGAAGAAACGGCTTGCGATGCTGCTGGACCACTTACAGCCATTGAAGAAGCCGGACTGCGACAACATCGTGAAGATCGTATGTGATGCCTTGAATGGGATCGCTTACCACGATGATGCGCAGATCTACGAATTATATTTCATCAAAAAGTACAGCGAGACACCGAGGGTTGAGATGTCGATCGGATGGGAGACAGAAGAAGATGGCGAATAATACAGATCTGACTGAATTACTTAAATATATCGATCCATCTACACTGTCATATCAGGAATGGGTCAATGTCGGCATGGCACTCAAAGAAGAAGGCTATGCCATGGAAGACTGGCAAAGATGGTCCTCACAGGACACAGGCCGTTATGATCCGGGTGACTTTGATGAGAAATGGGATTCATTCAGACGGCACGATGTATCCGGCGGGACCATTGTCGCAATGGCAAAAGAGCGGGGATGGTCTCCGGAAAAGAAGCTGAATGTCTATATGACAGGCACAGACAAATACAATGTCACATTCTCATGGGATGAAAACGACACACAGCCGGAAGAACCGTTTGAACCGCAGCACTGGAAGCCGACAAATGATCTGATCAGATATCTCGAAGCAGTATTCGATCCGGCTGACATCATCGGCTACACAATGAAGTCCAGAGCCGTCAAAGGCAAATATATTCCCAACGGCAAAGGCACATACATCTACAGAGCAGGTGAACTGATCGACCAGCTGAGACTCGGCGAACCGATTGATCAGGTCTTCGGATCATACGATGAAATGGCCGGAGCATGGATCAGAATCAATCCGCTGGACGGCAAAGGAGTCGATGATTCCAATGTTATCGAATATAAGAATCTGCTGATCGAATGTGATACCGGCATGACTCCGAAAGAACAGGCTGAAGCATTTGAGAAGATCAGACTGCCGATCAGAGCAATGGTCTACTCAGGTGGTAAGTCGGTCCATGCGATCGTTAAGGTCGATGCATCAAGTCTTGCCGAGTACAGACTGCGGTTCAACTTCATTAAGAACATCATGCACGATGCCGGAATGGAGATTGATTCAAACAATAAGAATCCGAGCCGTCTGAGCCGTTTGCCAGGTGTTATGCGGAACGGACACAAACAGTTTCTGCTGAAGACTGACATCGGCATGGATTCCTTCGAGGAATGGCAAGAGTGGGTAGCTGCCAAGAATGACGGAATGCCGGAGATCATCAATCTCGGTGATGTCTGGAACAATCTCCCGCCCTTAAAGCCCGAGCTGATTCAGGGCATTCTCAGACAGAGTCACAAAATGATTGTCGCCAGCACATCGAAAGCCGGTAAGACATTCATTCTGATCGAACTGGCGGTTGCAATCGCCGAAGGGATGAACTGGATCGGTCACAGATGCAATCAGGGCAAAGTCCTGTATATCAACATGGAACTGGATGGAGCGTCATTTCTGCACAGAATCAAAGACATCTACAACAAGATGGGCATGAATCATGACAATCATGTCCGCAACATCGAGATATGGAATCTGAGGGGAGTAGGAAAGACACTGTCTGAACTGGCACCGATCATCATCAACCGGATGAGAGACAACAACTATCTGGCCGTCATGATCGATCCGCTTTACAAGGTCATGGAAGGCGATGAGAACTCAAACGGCGATGTTGCCCGGATGGTCTCGTCATTCGACAAGATCGCTGAAGAGACAGGTGCTGCAGTCATCTATGCACATCACTTCGCAAAAGGATCTGCAGCAAACAAATCGATCATTGACCGTGCTGCCGGTGCCGGAACCTTCGCCAGAGATCCCGATGCCATTCTGACAATGACTCAGATTGACTGGGCACCGGAGATCGAAAAAGAGAAAGATTGGACAGCTTGGAGAGTGGAATCAACGCTCAGAGAATTCAAGGCAATTCAGCCGGTGGACATGTTCTTTGACTGGCCGATTCATAAGGTTGATTATGACGGCAGACTGGCTGATTGTGAGCTGCTGTCAAATGAGAACAATAAGCGTTCTCAGATTGTCCTGAAGGGGCAAAAGAGCGAAATCGAAAACTTGATTGAGCAATGCCCTAAATCAAAAATCGCGGAATATACATGCTTTAAGTTCTCGGATTTGAAAGAATTGAACGCAAATTCAAAGGTGCCGATCAAAGACACAACACTTTATGACAGAGTCCGTGAAGCCGGATACATATCAATGAAATCATTCGGAAAACAGGGATTCTGGGGAAAACCGGACGAAGATGAGGTTTTTGACGAAACCCTATAGGGAATCGTCGGAAACGTCCGAAAAATGGGGCATACGTTTTTGACGAAACCCTATAGGTACCGACAAAAACGTCGAGGTTTTTGACGAAACCCTTGTATAACGTTCCGTCATCCAAACGTCCCAATAGCCACATGCGGGGAGTTTGACGGGCCTGCCCTGACAGGCGCCCGTCTAACACCCTCGCGTCAGTGGCTCAAAGGTTTCGATAATGACCAAAGCAGAAAAATACAAAGAATGGGATCGGATCTTCGGATTTGATACCGAACAGTGGAAATTCAAAGAATGGCCGAAACGGAACGGCTGGTATTACATGCGCGACAGCGTAGGCATCCAGATCAGCGATCCAACCCTGCCATTCTGACAAAACCAGGACAAGGAGCAAATAATGGAAAGTTTAAAACCCTGCCCGTTCTGTGGTGGCAAAGTCAATATATCGTATGACATCGAACTGGAACCAAACGGTATATGGTGCCCGACATGTCATAGCTTTATGAAATATCCGAACATAAAAGCAAAGTCAAAGAAAGAGACATTCGGTGAAACGATTGCAAAGTTCGAAGCGGCATGGAACAGGAGACACAATGAATGAACAGCTGAATCTGTTCGATCAGACTTATGTCTGCTGGAGATATTACAGCCCGAAGTGCTGGGAATGTCCGGTCTTCATTCACGGAAAAGAAGATCTTGTTCAGGAGTGCATCAGCTGCGGAGCGTCATGCAGATCATGCACAACTCCCAAAGGTAAATACTTCACCGGATGCGAATATGCGGAGAAACGGACATGAGTCTGGAGAAGACACTGGCTAAGGAATTACAGAACCGCATGGATTGTGTACAGGCTGATTACGACCGGCTGATCATATGCGGTGCAAACAAAGACAGTCTCGAGCGGGTGATCAAACACTCGCTTGAGATTGGCATCATCAAAGACAAACTGGAAAACATACGATTGCATGAATTATTGAAAGAAGGGGAATGATGGGAAGAATGACACTTGGCGAACGTCTGAAATTCGACCGCAAAGATCAGGAATTCCGTCAGCGGAATAAATTTCCGAAAGACAGAATTGCCTTCCGATCTGTCAAGCAGACGTTTGTGGAAGACCAAAAAGATTTCAAAGAGTATTTCGATGGAGTTATCGATTTCGATACCTTGAGAGCACGGATCGCAAAGAACAACCTGCTGGATGAATATTTCGAGGATGGAATGATTCCGACAGCGATGATGAGAAACACGCTGAAGATCACAGGATGGACCAGACGGCATGGATCTGAATGAAATGACATACGAAGAGCTGGTCAGTATGATCGGCGGTCTTCACTCCCAGGATAAAGTCAAAGAAGCCTATAAGCGGATTCTGAGGCACTTGTTTCTGACACGTGAAGATCTTGTCAGTGATATGGTGCTGATCTTTCAGACTCATGAAAAAGCCAACAGAGACGAATTCGGATTACAGGCCAAAGCCAGGA